CCTCGCGGCCACGAGTTCGGCTTCCGCGTATTCCCCGAGATCCTTGAAATAAGATAAAACCGGCGCAAAGAACGGCACCCCGCGCGTCTGTCCCGAACGCAAGACGTAGTAGAGGTGGAAGACATTGCGCCTGCCGTATTCATTGAACGCCGGAATCTCCATGAATTCTTTATCGCCGCTTTTGACAATCCGCGATTCGCCGGGATGAGTTTTCTGGATGAAATACGAAACCGCCTCTCCCTTTTCGCCTATGCGCACGCCCGCACGGATCGATTTGTCGCCCCGTTTATCCGAAGGCGTATCGAGCCGGTCTGATTCGATCACCTGCAAAGCCGTCCTGTACGGCCGCGAAGGATCATCAATCATCATCGGAACGATTAACGCCTCGCCGTTTTCAAGAATCTGGCGGTCGACAAGCTGTTGAATCTCGTAAAAGTCCATGCGCCTGCCTGCGTCCGCGTACGGTATCCATCTCTTCCAGACACGCTCTGCGTCTTTCTGAAACTTTGCCGCTTCTTCTTCACCAAGCCCGATCTCATCCCTGTCGATACGCGATTGCGGACGGATCCCCGAACCGACCACATTGACGGTCATGGTTGAAGTAATACCGGAGGCATGCGCGTCGTTGCGGTTTAAATCGCGGCTTCTCTCGCGCAGGTCTTTCAACTCAGGAAGAAGGTCCGCGTCCGCGGATCCCCCGCCCGGAATCCACGATGAACGAAGGCGATCGCGCGACGCGCCCCTGTAAGAACTGAATGATTTTGTAATTTTGATAGCCTCGCGGTACATGCGCCGCTTAAGGCCTGCGCGTGGAGAAAAAAACGAAATAAGGCCGTCGAGACTATCGGATAGTTTTTCCGTCAACGGTATTTTCATGACGGACTCCCGAATGAAGCATATGTGGTTGTCCCGCCTGAACCGGCGATCTCGCGCCTGAGTTGATCGCGTAACTTGTAGAGATCCTGAAGCGGAATGTACTGAAGATTGCGGCCGCCGATCGAATAGGACTGAACCGCGCCTCCGCTGATGCGGGCATTGATCGCAGTCTCGACGTTATCGAGCATTTCCTGTTTTGTAGGTGCGGCCATGCGTCCTCCTCTTGAACCCAATAAAAAAGCCCGTTCCGGCTGGTGCACCAGAACGAGCTTTTTATTGCTATTGGGCGCGAAAACGGTGATCAGCCGTTTCGCAGAAATTGTTCTATTTCAATAATATGTAATTCTCATACTTTTGCAATGGGGTCGTTACTACGGAGTAGTAAAAAGTCATTTTTCATCATCTACCTCAACAGATTTGAAATTATGCCCGCATTTATAACAACTGTGATACCTGATCGGCGGGTGCGTGGAATAACAGCGTGTATTCTTACTTTTGCATTTCGGGCATCGTATCGGTATAAAACGGACACCGTAATCGGCCGAATCATTCGGCGGTCGGCCAAACGGCTTTTCCCGGGGCTGGGAACTCCCGCCGTTATTCAGCCAGTTTGTTTTTCTTTCTATCCATCGCCCCATTAAATCCACGACCCTTTCGTTTTGCGAAGCCATCCTCCGCGGCCGGACTCTTCCGTGATCGGCTGATGAACCCGAGGCGCGTCTTCCTTGCGCATATTAAGCGCCCGAATGATATCCGCGGCCGCCAGCGCGTAAACTTCCGCGTCAAGATAGTGATTGGCCGCGGCTTCTTTCTTTTTCTGCCAGACCTCTTTGGCTTTACCTGTCGTCCGGTTGCGAATGAGAACTTTATGCTCCGAAGTAAATTGCGTCAGATAATCATCTGCCGGATTCTTGAACAGATGCCACTTACCCGGATTCTTCGATGTGACAAGACGGTTGATCTTGTCTTTATATTGAGTGACATTCAAATTCCAAAGCACAAGACCTCCGGGGATGACCGCGCCGGTGCGGGAATTGATATCGATCTTGTTCGCACGGTAGAACCGGCCGCCGGTAATTTCTTCCAGACCTTTGATTGCCTTTGTCTTGTCCGGCCACTCACGGCAAAAACGGTACACCTCATCCGTCCTGAAGCCCGAATCGATGCACGACATATAAACGTTCAAGGTTTCTGCGGAACTCACCCTGCGGTATTCTGTTTTGAACAGACAATCGATGATATCGTCCCAGTATTCAACGCGATCGGCCCGGATCAACCACGACTCCTCGTAATATCCCCAGCCGCGAATAACGTAATAAAAATGATCCTTCTGCACATCCACTCCAGCCGTCAGTACCAAAACCTCATCCGGTACAACGCCATGATCGTAATCACGCGCCAGATTGCGCACCTTATCAACCGTGGTCTCCTCGATCTTCTCTTCCCAGACCTCGGCAAGCCACGAGTTGACGAAGTTCATCAAGAGTTCAACGTAGTCTTTTGATTTCAGAAACTCGGCTGCGATGTCGCTCCACGTCAGCCACGGTGAATACAAAGAACTGACCCAGAAACCCCGGTTGCGGTTATGCTCGTCTTTTTCCGGCTTCCACTCACCCGCCAACATCATCTTCTGTTTATGGATGTCATCGATACGATTCTTGCAATGCGCGCATTCATACCATGCCAGCCGGTTATTCTTAATCCTCTCGGGTGCCGATTCTTCCTTTGGCCACTTGATCTGCCCGAAAAGCAAAACCTGCTTTTTCCCACAATGCGGACACGGCACATGAAATCTGCGCTGGTCGGATTTGTCGTACTCGCGGAAGATATAGCCTTCGCGCGTGGTCGGGGTCGAGACCTTGACCGTCTTTTTATTCCAGAAAGTTTTTTGACGCTCCGATGCCAGCTTGATCGGGTCCGCTTCCCGGCCCGAGAACTTCGGGTACTTGTCGACCTCGTCCAAGAAAAGATACCGGATAGGCCGCGAGGCAAGGTCTGCCGGGCTGTTGGATCCGGCGAAATAAAGAATCATCCTGTCGAAATGATATTCGAGCTTCGTGATATCGTCCGTATTGATCGGGATATACTTATTCAAAACCGGCGAACATTCGATCATCGGCCGGACGCGGTTGTATGACACGCTCTTGGCGTCATCCGCGCGCGGGGAAACCATCAGTGTAGGGCCCGGGTCCTGATCGATGATAAACCCGAGCATATTATACATCGCCTCGGTCTTGCCGACCTGAGACGCCGCCATGACCGTGATCTCATCGACATAAGGGTCCGTAAACGCGTCCATGATCCCTTTGAGATACGGCGTGCGCGCGGTCGCCCACTGCCCGGGCTCGGCTGATGTTTTCACATCAAGCCTGCGGAACTGATCCGACCACTCGCTCACCGTCATCTTGACCGGCAAGACCCACTCCACGGCCGCGTACGGCACAACGGTCTTAAGAATTTCCCTTCCCAGCTTTATTGGCATTCTGCTTCCCCGCAAATTGTTCGATAATGTACCTGATCTCCTGATCAAGCATTTCGCAAATAACCTTCGGATCCTGCTGATAAAGTTTCGGCGCGATATGTTTCGGCAAACGAAGGAATCCGGCCTTGATGCCCCGGATCTGGTTTTTGACGATTGAAACGTGATCCTCGAAAGGGATAACCTCCCCTTCTTTCTGCTTTAACTCGATCTCGCTCAGCTTCGCGCGGTTCTTGCGGTATTCCTTGTCCCAGTAATCCTTGCCGTTGTCCTCTTCCGATCCCTGCTTCTTATAGAACCACTTAAAGACATCCCCGACCTTAAACCGCGCGATCTCACCAACCGCGTCCCTGAAGACCGGCATGCCCTGCTGGACATACCGCCTGATCATCCGCGGGGATTTCTCGAGATAGACACATAAGGTCGGCAGATCTACCGTTCCATCGATAACCCCCGCGGGCCGCTGTTCGGATTTCTCAAACTCCTCAAGCTCTTTAAGTTCCTTTGATGAAAGCGAGCCGCGCCCCAGCTTTTCGACAAGGGCGATGTAACGTTTCTTCTTGGCAATCTCAACAAGGTTGCGGTTCTTTTCATCCATTCGTTTCCCTTATCGCTTTTTTTCCTGTAAATTCCTCCCATCGCCTGACCGCCACATCGCAGAAGACCGGCTCGATCTCCATGGCGAACACCCTCCGGTTCAGTCTTTCGCCAGCGATAATTTGCGATCCTGAACCGGAAAACGGCTCATAACAAACATCCCCGGGTGTCGTATGAACCCTCATGGGTATGGCAAAAACCTCGGTCGGTTTCACGGTCGGATGATCAAGTCCCGGGTTGCGCTTCTTGCCTTCCCAGTCCAGCTCCCAGACATCGGTGTGATACTCCGGCGTTTCCGGATCCCCCGTCCTTAAGAATCCAACCGTCCAGACACTGCCGATCGCCTTATTCTTCGGTTTATAGTCCGGTTTATGTCCTTTGACCCACATCAAAAGACACGGCTCATGCCGCCATGAATAAAACGAGTACGTCAAAA